ACTGCTTGAAAATTGGACAAATGGCCAATCTGGTGAGGTTGGCCATTGGGCGCAGTGGCTGCTGCGCTGACGTTCTGGCAGGTAAGAACCTTGCTGTGCAGGTCCACCGCCAGGTTGTCCGATTTGTCCATGCCGCACTTTTGACCCAGAGACGATGCTGGGCGTGCGGTGCGGATGGATTGCACGAAATCCATGATGCGCTGCTGCGCCACCGACATGCGCGAGGCCAAGCCCTGGCGCAGTTCTTTGTAGGCCAAGGCCCTGAAGCGCACATGGTCCTGCTGGGTTTGCAAGGTTGCCGCCAAGCCGCCTTCGTCGTAGGGATCAATAAAAGCGCCCTCCCCGATGTTCACATCCTGGCCAAACCGCTGCTGCAGCCAAGCCTGAATCTGCGCCCGGCTTTGGTTGCCAGTATGGACCATGGCGTTGATGCTAATACGGCCCTGAGGATGCAAGCGGGCATACAGGTCCATGATTACGGCGAATTTTTCGGGTTCGACCAATGGATCGGGGCCACGGGTCGACTGGCCTGGACCGTCGTGCGACAAGCCCACAGAAAACCCCATGCGGTCAAACCACTCGTTCTTATCCGCGTCGAGCAAACTGCCATTGGTGATGACGCTGAACTGAACATCCGGGTAAAAGTCATGCAGACGTTCAGCCAGCGGCTTGAGCGTCTTCCAATAGACCAGGGGCTCGCCACCCCAGAACTCGATGCGCTCGGGTGGCTCAATCAGCGCGTCAGTCAGTTGAGCGATGAACGGCTCAATGTCATCCGGGTTGCTCGCATCCGCATGCGGCACAAAGCGCTGGTTGCAGTAACTGCACTCGTAGTTGCAAGACAGCCCCAGGCTGATCTTGAGGATGCGTACCTGACCCTTGCGGCCGGGTTGGTTGACCGAGACCACCGTGGCATCCCGGAAACTGCCAGGCTGAACAGACACTACGGGCGTGCCTTCCTGCCAGGTCAGCGTTGACAACTGGTTGTCGTAGTGCAGCAAGACTTTCTGGCCATCTTGACGCAAGGCGTGAATTTGAAATTTCATGAAATGACCTTTTGCGGCTCCTGCAACCGCGTTTTGAACACCAAGACCGGCCGTAGATCACGGCAGGCACGGGAGATGGGGTTGACGCCATGGCGGATGTGCCCAGCAAAGAACACCACCCGAGCGGGCGCGGGCATGACCGAGCCCAGCAGGCGATCCTCCTGGTCGTAGAACACTGTTTCCCCACCCCACCCCGCTTGCCACTGCCGCACACCGTAGATCAACAGGGTTCTGTCCAGCGGGTGCTGGCTGTCGATGTGGACATTGCCTTCGTTGCCATGGGTGTTGGCATTGGCGTAAACGCCATGGCACTGGGTCATGTCAGGCAGTTGCAGCGCCCGCATGCATGACCGCCAAACATCAGAGAGCACGTCCGTCTGCGCCTGAAGAAATTGCGGCGTGCAGCTGTAGTCCGAAGCTTGATTGATGGGCCAGTCCCGACCCAACAATTCGCGGTGCCAGATCGGAAACGGCTCCGGCTCGTTTTTGTTGGTGATGCGGTAGTAACGGTACTGAAGGTGCTGCAGCCAATCGACGAGCTCCTGCGTTACGCCCGGATCCAGAACGCCATCGGCAAATGAAACGGGACTGCGGGCGTCAAGCATGACCAGCCTCCGGTTCTGCTACTGAGTGAAACTCGATGGCCAGGGTGTCGCGCGTCTGGGTACGCAGAGGAAAGTAGCCATGCGGCGTGCACAGGGGCATGGTCACAAGCAAGCCCGACTGGGGCGTGATCGGGAAATGCACTGGTGTTTCCCAGGGCAGCAGGGTTTCATTGACGCGTTTGGCCGGATTGCCAATGACCATACAACCCGACGTTCGCACATTGGGGCTGTCGGTCGTTGGGTAGTCAGCTTGCAAAAACAGCACCGTGTTGAGCCCCGCACGTGAGCTGGCAATGTGCTCAGCCACATGAAAGCCCGGCTGGCAGCGCATGATGTGTGCGCTCGGCCGGTAACGGTATGTGCCCCAGATGGAATTCAGATGCTTACGGACCACCGCCAGCACGTCATTCAGACCATCTGCCTGGGATAAGCCTCCCTGTAGCAAGTCATGGCTGCGACACTGCCAGGCCTCGGGACCCCAGCGATGCTCGGCGTCTTCTCGCAAGACGGCCGCCGCCAGTCGTTCAAGCCGTTCGGACTGCAAGCCAGATAGCTGGATGTAAACGGTGCTGGGCCACAAAGAAAAAACCCAACGCTGATGTGACGTTAGGTGGTTCTCTGAGGCGTCGGCTGATGCCCCTGGGTTCGGACTGGCTTGTGTGGCCACCGCCATCATGGGTGGCGGGGCGTGCGCTGATGCATCAAATGACATGAATCACTCCTTGGGCCAGTGCGGTGACGGCCCCTAATCCAAATTGAAGGTGCAGGTTTTCTCCGGCACGCAGCCCCAAGGCCAGGGCCCGAATTTGGGCCCTTCCTGCAACCATGCGGACGCGCTGGTGTGGGACATAGCCCGAGACGGCGTGCACATGCAGCCAGGCATCGGCGGGCTCTGAGGACCGTATTTCCAGCTCCACCGACTGGTCTGCTGCCACCACTGGCGGGGCTTGCACGGTGAGCTTGGGCATGTGTTCGTGCAGCCGGGTAATGGTGTAGGCATGCCCGGCCAGAGCCTCACTTGGCTTGGCATAAGTCACGTGCTCATCCACTTGAAGGTTGGTCCAAAGTGGTCCGCCTGGGTGAGCATTGATGCGCAGCACCATCTGTGCTCTGAGTGGTGTTTCACACCATGGCACCAAGCATGACCCGGCAACCAAATGCGTCTGACGCGCCTTGGTGAGCGGCAAGGACAAAGCTGTAAAGCCCTCGCTGTCTACCCGGCTGCTGCGGGTGAGCACATGGCGATTGAAGGGTGTCATGAAGCGCCAGGTATCTGTGCACAACACAAACATCCAGGCAGCCCAATCACTGAGGTGCTCGCCATACATGCGGGGCTTGGTGCGCATGACCTGTGGGTCCAGGGCGATTTCATCGACCAGGCCCCACCGAACACCATCAATGGTCTCGGTGTGGCCGGATGGCATGTCCAGTCTGACTGGCAAGATATAGGGACTGGGCTGGCCGCGTCTGGGCAATGAATGCGCTTTGGGGATTGAGACGCCCGAAGGATGGACCCGATACTGCTTTTGGGTCACCTTCCCGGCAGGGTAATTTGGCCGGAACGTCTCCAATGGCTCCCAGAGCCGCCAGGTCAGGCGATCCGCTTCAGCGAGAACCTCCACGACCAACGGCTGTGTGAATTCATCGACCCGCTGCACGAAACGCGCACGGACTATTTCAGCACCGGTCACACCCGTACCTCTAGCTCTTCGACACCGCTGAACCACTTGAAACCCAGCTTGATCTTGGCTAAAGAACCAAGGTCTGCGCCAAAGAGCGTGACAAGGGCTTGCCCTTGCTCAAGATTTGGACGGCTGTTGCTCAGGGCTCCGGCCGTGGTGCTCAGCAGCACCTGCCCGGTAGCCGGGAGCACCGTCCCCTGATCTTTGACTGCCGTGATGCGGATGCGCCGTGGATCACCACCTTCATCGACCAGGCGAAACAACGGAAACGCCAGGGCCATTGCGACAGTATTGTTCGCCCACTCGTGATCAAACTCAAAACCTTTCACTTCGGTGAGACCCTGTTGTGGCGAGCACATGAGCACCAGCGAAGGCTTCAAACCCAACGGTGGAATCCAAAGCTGGGCCAAGACCAGCATGGGCTGCTGGTTCCAGTACTGCCGAAACCCCTCTTTGGACAAAGCTGTCTGCGCGAACTTGTTGATCCACACTGGCTCACTTTTTCCTTGGCGCAAAGCATAGAGCCAGACCGTGTAGGCGTTGCCCGGGTCCTGAGCCAACTGTTGAAAATCAGCTTGTCGCAGGGTATGAACAAAGGCGCTTTGGTAGCCTGACAAGGTGGGCTGTGCAGATTCGTCAACGATACGACCGGATTCATCCAGTGCCATTTCATATGCAGGCAGCAAATGCTCAATGTAGAAATCACCGTCGATCAACTCGATACGAACTTTGTTGGTGCTTTGTGCGTTATTGAGGCTTGCTGGACTTTTCCAGGGATAAGGCATGCGGATGGTTTTCATGGATAAGCTCTACATCAGCAGCCGCAGCAATTGCAGTTGCAATTGCAATTGGCCAACACGTTCACTGTGCGCAGCCGCAGCTGCCCGCCTTCATCAATCAACTCGTAGTCATGCCGACTGGTGATGTTGCCGCTGCCATAGCAATTGATGGCATAACCAGTGCCACCACAATTTGCAACTTGCTTGAAGAAGTAGTCGTGCAGCCAGCCGTAGTTAGCGGTCCACATGGAGCCGCCGTTGTTCATGTACATGTCCCAGTTGCCATCGGTTTTCAGAAATCCCATCAGGTTGCTGTTGACATGCAGATAACGGGTGGTGCCTTGATCTGTGTCGTTGAAATCAATCGTGGGCGATGTGCTCTGTACGGTCTGGCTGGGCAGGGTCAGGCGTCCGCTCATGCTGTCACCAGAGCGCGCTACACGGCCAGATAGATCAATGCTGACCGTTGCATTGCCGTTCGCGTCAGGGCCGCCGCCATTGACCGAGCGGACAAAGGCCGAGGCGTCGTAGCCGTCCAGTCGGTCCGCGTCCGTCGCCTTGGCGCTGATGCCCAGATAGGCTGCGTTGTGGTTGTGTGAGGCTGATGCAAAAGCGCTGGCATGCTGGCCATCGAGCAGGTCGGCGTCAAGCCCGGACCCCGCGCCATCCACCGAGAGCAGCTTGGCCAGAACATCGGCAGCTGTGTAGGCGGCGGCATTGAGCTTGGCTGCAAACTGTGCATCGATCCCACTGGTCAGGTCCATGATGAAGCGCCAGTTGACAGGGTTGGTGGCGATCAGTTGGTAGAGCTTGAGCTGGTCCGTGCGGTAGCACAGCATGCCCACTTGCTGGTTGGTCGTTGGAAACGTGGTGCCACTGTTGCAGGAGATCGCCGTCTTGTCGTTGTTCAGGATCTCAATGAGCGAGTCAGACAGCGTGCGCGACGACGGAATGTCGGTGAAGTTTTGCATGGTGAATGGGTGGACAAATGACTTGGAAGACTGCGGTTCAGTAGCCTTGCGCGATCCAGGTGAAAGTGCCGGTCACGCGAGCGCCAGAGGTGTTTTCTAAAACTGCCGTGAAGCCTGTTCGGGTGACTGCACTGGATAGGCGCGGGATAGCGACCACCGTGCCGCCCTTGTGGGTCATGGTCACCTCGGGCGGCACCCTAAAAATTCGGGAAAAGCCGATAACTGCACCTGCCTGCGAATCGGTGATCTGCACAGTGCCCCGGTCAAAGACATCGGGCACGTCTACCGTCACACGAAGCGCATCAATGAAGCCCCGGTCGGAGTTTCTGGACTTCAAGATGGCCCGAAACAAGGCGCGCTGGTAGGTGAAGTCACCCTGAATGAAATCCCGGAAATCCGTGTAGCCCGGGGGATGGCCCGCTTCGACGATGCTTGCAAAGTCGGCTTCCGTGATCTCGGTGCTGGCCACGATCATGTCGCTGATCACGCCGTTGGCGTGGCGGCGGTACTGCTCAGCGAGCGCCAGGGCTTCATTAGCCCTGAGGCGCATCGCCCGGCGCAAGGCTTCCGCGACACCCAGCCCTTCTTTCAAGAGCCGCCTGTACGCCACTGTGCGGCCCAAGGTTTCGGCAAACGCCAATGCCTCGGCCACCTGTTTGACGGATCTGCAGGTAAGCTGATCTTTTGTTCTGAGAGCCTCCGCGACAGGCTTTTGAAGCCGCCTGGCGGTTTGATCGCTCACAGTCAAACCTTCGCCAATGCGCAAGATGAAGGCGATCAGGTCGTAATAGGTTTCGGCAAAGTTCAGCGCTTCGCTGACCCGTTTTCTGAAACCTTGATCCAAACCTTCGGTCAAAGCCACCCTTTCAGCGACTGCTTTGGTAGCCACCCGAGCGGATACCGATGCCACCGGCAGGCTCTCGGCATGCTTTTGGCGCATCTGCCGCGACAGGCCTTCGGTCACAGGCAGGCCTTCTTGCAGGGCTTTGGCAACCGAGCGGGCCAAGCCGTCCAGCGTTCGAAGGTTTTCTTGAACGGACTTGCGGCTCGATTTGGCAACGCCCTCAGTCAACCCCAGCGACTCAACCCATCGCAGGACATAGGCGATCAGGTCGTAGTAGGTGTCGGTAAACCCGATTGACTCCGTCTTTTGCAGCGCGGCTTGATGACGCCGGGTTTCCGCAAGGGACAGGGCTTCAGTCAGGCGTTTGCCATGCTGACGACCTGAGGCCTGCGTCCAAGCCAGCGTGGCCGCCACCGCCACCACATAGACAGCGGGGTAAGCCGTGAGCCAGGATTTACGTGCACTGGCACTGGCCCAAGTGAAACTGGCATTGGCCCAGGTGTAGCGCGGCCCTTGGGACTCGCCTACGGTGACCGTCTCGGCCATGGCGATTAGCTCATGGTGAAAGTGAACACTGCCGTCAGGCTGTCGTCAGCCCCCTTGTTCACCACCGGGAACACCACCCTGTCGAGCATGATGCCGCCCGATGCGGCATTGAACACCCCAGCTTCCGTGATTGCCCCCGTGCCGTCGCCTGCTGGGAAGTCGGCCGTGAAGCTGAAGGCTTTGGTGCCAACGGTGTGGGCATAGGTGGCGGCGTTTCGGTCGAGCTCGGAGACCAGGGCCGACTGGCTGGCCGCAGCCGCCGTGGTGCCCGTGCCCAGAGCGATGAAACCCATGACCGAGGGACGACTGGCTGATTTGCCGATGGCATCGGCGATGAAATCAAAGCCAACGTTGACGATGATGTTGTCTTTGTGAACGGTTTCGATGTCGCCATCGGCGCGCCGAACAATAAGGGTCATCGCCCCCTGCAGTTGCATGGTTTCGTCAATCATGTGATGCCTTAAAACTGAATTGCTAAAAAAATCAGCGCCTGCTCAATACAGCCGCAAACTGCTGAACGCACCCACGGGCTCAAGCCGTGCGCTGGCCGACTGGACACCGCCACCCATCCCGGCGGCAAAGAGGCGGCGTTCTGTGCTGGTCTGGCACACCCCCAGGCAGATCCGATCGGATGCTTCCAGTCCAAATGCGAGCGTGACGCGCCTGGACAAATGGTCTTCCAAGAAGAAGTCTTGCGTTTGGGCGTCATAGCCCAGCAGCAAAGCGCCGACTGGCCCTGTTGCTTTCCAGATCACGCAAGTCGTGACCTCTTGGGGGATGAACCAGAACGAGGTGTGGAACACCTGCGGCATGTTCACAGTCCAGGCCACCTGAGTGGTGTCTTTGACCATGAGCCCCATGCCATAGCGGCCATCGCCGTAACTCACGCCCGCCGACTGGCTCGTTACTGCATTGCCAATGCCCATCACAGCTCCGCTGAGCCGCCAGCCGTAGAGCTCACCCGGGTGCAGCACATCCTCTCGCGCCATCTGAAACCGCGCATCCACGTTGGCGATGGCGCCGTCGTAGGTCCACTGCCGCCGGGCGGCGTCACCGCTCCAGACAAAGTTGGCTTCCTGCCAGGTGGTGCGGTCATCGACCGAAGCGCCCAGGCTGCTGAGCAAGGTGTTCTGTGCCCGGATGGGCGAGACCAGATCCAACTCGAACAGGTATTCGGCCACTTGCGCGCCGGTGTTCATGCGCAGCACGTTTTTGCCATTGACCGTGACCACCGAGGCGAAGTGCTTGGTGCCAGCAAAGCCCCCTGCTTGTTCGTCGCGCTCGAGGATCAGGTTGGCGTTTTGCGGCTGGGCCACTACGGTCGAGACAAAGGTGGGCGTGTCGCTGTAGATGCCGGGCGAGGCGATCGCCTTGATCCAGAACTTGCGCTCGCCATCAAAACCCGAGGGCAGCGTGTAGCTGGTGGACTTGACCTCGGCCACAAACAGCGATGCATCCCATGCCGCCCCTTCTCGCAGCTCGTAGCCCACCACCTCGGGCTCTGGGTTGGGTTGCCAGCGAAACTCCAGCCGGTTGGCCGACTGCACGACATCGAACTGGCGCACCGTGGCCGGGGCCAGCAAGGTCAGCACGAAGGTGGTGACGCGCGCGCTGTATTGGCCCGAAGTGTCGTAAGCGCGGATGTGGTACGGGTACTGCCCTGCCGCATCCTGGTCGTGGACCATCTGGGTGCCAGAGGTCTTGGCGACCAATCTGGCGTCGTCCCAGCCGGGCCCGACCCTCACCTCATAGCCCGCCAGGTCGGCATCGGGCAGTTCGTCCCAGCTCAGCAGCAGATCGGACATGCGCCGCTGCACGGTAAAGCCGGTCACATCCGACGGAGGCAGTGTCTTGCCCAGCACCGTAGAGCTGAGTGTGGCGGGCGTACTTTCCTTACGGGTGATGCCAATGGCCCTCAAGCTGAACTCGTACTCACCTTCCTGCGCATCGCGGATTTCTGCGTAATTGGCGCTCACCAGCGGCAGGCTCACGAAGTTGCCTCCACCCACCCTGTAGGAAAGCCGGTAGGCGATGGCCGCAGGCACCTCAGCCCAGGACAGTTGGACCAGCACCTGCGCCCGGTCTTTGACCCGGTACAGGCTCTCTCGCATGCTGAGGGCCGTGGGGGCGGCAGGCATGTCCGACAGCACCGTGATAGCGCGCGGCTGCAACGCCAGACCCTCTTCAATGGCTGCGTACTTATCCGGGTTGTGGGCCAGGGCCGTGACCTCATGCACGCCGGGCTCGCGCTCGGCCACTGACACCACCCGAAACAGTTGTGGCTCGATGATGGAGGAAGCCAGCACCCAGATGGCATCGGTTTGCGGGGCAATGCTGAAGGGAATGGTCACCATGAGCGTTCGCCGAGCGTGTGCATCAGCGCTGGACGCAGCGAAGGTAGCCCCCACCAAGCGCTCTTCTACACTGCCATTGGGCAAGATCACCGAAAGCCGCCAAGGCAAATCGGCAGGCAAATCCTGGTCCAGGGTAACGCTGGTGCTGGTAGCTGCTGCGACGCGCCCCCCGAGGCGCATACCGCCCCGACTCGGATCGGCCACCTGGATGACATCGCCCGGGCGCACCACCGCACCTTCCAATCCTGTTCGGAAGGTGATGATTTCTGATTCGGATTGCTCGGAATACAGCAGCCACTTGCCAACCCGGTTGGCCTGGCCGCGCGAGGTGCAGCCCATGGCCACCACATCTGCTTGCACCACGCCGTAGCGCGCGATGCCTGCGACGTCCTCAACGTATTCCACCTTCTGTCTGTAAAAATCCTTCGGATCGACCCAGCTGACCAGGGCCACGGTGTGCCGAGCCTTGGCGGACGAGCCCTGGTAGGCGAACTCGCCATCGATGACGTTGGCAGCAGTGAACTGATAGACAGGGTCTTGGGGTGCGTCCTGCGTGACGGTGATGGCACCACCCGACCAATAGGCCATGCCCCGGAAGACCGCGGCCATGTCCTGCACCACTTTGTAGGCCTGCTCGCGGGTTTGCAGGTACAGGTTGCAGGTGAAACGAGGCTCGCGCCCACCCAGGCCATCAGGCACCAGTTCATCACAGTAACGGGCCACCCGGTAAAGCGCCCACTTGTCGACCTGGGACTCTGAGATGAAATGCCCCAAGCCATAGCGGGTGTTGGTGACCAGATCGTAAAAGCACCAGGCCGGGTTGTCAGTCCAGGCCACCTTGAAGGTGCCGTCCCAGACACCCGCGTATGAACGGGACTCGGTGTCGTAGTTGGACGGCACCCGCACGCGCAGGAGTTTGAGCTCATAGCTTCGCCGGGGGATGGCGTTGAACTGCGAGGCGTCCACCCGCAAGGCCATCAAGGCGCTGTTGGGGTAGCGCAGCTTGCTCTCGATGACCTCGGTGTACGAGTCCAGGAAGGTCTTGTTTTGCAGACTGCTCTGGGTTGCGTCCTCGGTCAGCCTGCGAAGGCGGACATCCCAAGGACCTGCGCCGGACAGTGGCACGTAGTAGCTGCGCTGGTAGCGAGAAGTGGTCTTGCCAGAAACCGTATCGGTGAGCACCTGCACAAAACCAGCGCCTGCTGACTGCAAGTCGATCGCATAGCTGACCGATGTGCCATTCAAGTCGCCGTTGGTCGTGTCCTGCAAGGTGAGCGCGGGCATGCTCACTTTAAGGCGCACAGCGTCCACGTCGGGGTCGTTGATGGCGCGCACCACCGGCTGGTCAAACTTGCATTCCACGCCGACCGAGACTTCGTTCTCTACCGAGGCAAAACCCGGGATGTAGCCCTGCTGCTGGGTGCCGGGGCGACTTTCAAGCGTCACCCCAGAAAAGTTGTAACTGCCATCGGCATTCTGAATCGGCGTGTCGTCCAGAAAGACCGACTGCAGGCCCTGCACCAGACCTTCGATTTCTCCTTCGCACACCAAATCGACCACACGGGCGTAGGCTTTGGAGCGCAGGCTGTCGGCAGCTTCTTGGGCCACACGGGCGCTACCGCCACCCGACTTGCCCCCGCCGCCTGAGCCGATGATCAAAGGATTTGAAGCTGGCATCAGATTCATGCAGTGATCTCATCGACAGGTATTTAAAGGACAGGTATTTCATCGACATCGATGCCCGCACTGATCACGGCCGAACCCACGATCATGCGGCCGTAGCCCACGGGCACGGGATGGCCTTGAGCGGTGGTGTTCACGGCCCCGTTGAACACATAACTGGGGCGGTTTTCTGGGCGCTCGGACGGATCTGAAGCTTTGGCGGTGGGCGCAATCATCTGGGCCACACCGCCCAGAATCATGGAAGTGCCCACCGAATACAGGGTCGCTTGCGACAAGAATGAGCCAGCGGCTGCCCAGCCCATCGGGTTCCACCAGGACACAGCGATCAAAGCTGCGCCCAGCAGGATCTGACCTAGACCGTTGCCACCAGCCCCAGAGACGACAGGCGCGATGGTGATGCGCTGCTGGCCGGTGGGCTCGTGCAATCGGTCAAGCGCGAGTTGATCCCGTCCGGCCAGCACCCGGTAGCCCACACCCCGCTCGCCAGAGGACACCAGTTCCCGCTCAAACTGCGGGAAGTTGGCGCACAGAGCGCGCACCGCCTCGGCGGCCGAAGCCACTGCCATCTGATGGCGACGCCCAAAGCGCCTGCCCAGTTCACCGAGAAGAAGGATTGTGGCCATCGCAAGAATCGTGCTGAAAGCTTTAAGAGCGGTACGGGAAATGGTTAAAGATGCGGGTGCAGGTCTGGATGCCGCAGCGCGTGGGTGGTGACCTTTTGCCAGTAGCC